AAGGGCTCTGTACGTTGGGGCGACAAAGTACGCATCAAGTACAACCTAGGTAACCCACACCCTGTCCACGGTTGCACACCTTACATGCAAGCCATTCGGGTTGTCGAGAAGGGAGAGGTCGCCATTGATGACGACGACGGCCAATTCTGAGTTCGTTGGGCATCGTGGGTGTGATAAGTGCGGGAGCAGTGATGCTCTCGCTACTTACTCAGACGGTCACGGTTATTGTTTCAACTGTCACTCATATTTCAAGGAGGTCGGCAACGTGATGTCAGAAGCGACGAACGTCGTCAGTTATACTAAGCCTGTCGAAATGTACGGAACTCCTATGGCGATCACAGACCGGAGAATTTCTTTGGACACTGCGAAACGCTACGGGATCACCGCAGACGACTGCAAGCAGTATTACCCATATTATGATCGAGACGGTAAGTTGATCGGCTCCAAGGTTCGCACAGTCGAAACTAAGGAGTTCAGCACTCGTGGCGATATGCGTAACAATGTCCTATTCGGTCAACAGCTATTCAAAACTGGTGGTCGGTATGTGACTGTCGTCGAGGGTGAGCTAGACGCTCTGGCCGCTTATGAGATGCTAGGGTCTCGCTACCCTGTCGTCTCTGTGTCTAAGGGTGCCGGCGGTGCAGTCAAGGACTTCAAGCAGAACCTAGAGTGGCTTGAAGGCTTTGAGAATGTCGTGATCTGTTTCGACAATGATGCCGCAGGGCGTGAGGCCGCAGATAAATGCGCTCAGGTACTCAGCCCTAACAAGGCTAAGATCGTCACGCTAGGGGCTTATAAGGACGCCTCAGACTATCTCAAGGCTAACAAGGTCAGGCAATTCACTGCTGAATGGTGGGAAGCGAAAGCCTACCGCATGACTGGAGTCATTACGCTAGAGGACGCTTGGGGCGACTTCATCAAGCGTGGGACTGAGGAGATTATTCCGTTCCCTGAGAGCTTTGGTATGCTGAACTCTATGTTGAACGGAGGCATTGCCGCAGGAGAGATCACCGTCATCGGTGCGCTGACGTCTGTCGGTAAGACCACAATGGTCAACGAGATCGCCTACCACTTCTGGAAGAACACCAGTAAGACGATTGGTTGTGCGTTCCTAGAGGCATCCAACGGTGAGGCTGTCGAGAACTTACTAACGATCCACACAGGCCACAACTTGTCGCTTGAGGATCGGACGAATATCGACTATGACCAATTGCGGTCAGAGATCATTACGGACGGGCGGATTCTATTGCTCGACCATAGCGGTGCTGTCGATGCCGACGAGTTGTTCTTGAAGCTCCGTGCGATGGTCAAGGGCAATGGCTGTGATGTGATTATCATTGACCCACTACAGGCCGCAGTGACGAGCAACAGCAACGAGACCATTGACGAGTTCATGGATCGACTGCTCAAGCTCGCCAAGGAGACGGATGTGTCGATCATTGTCGTTAGCCATATGCGTAAGCCTAGCCTGACGAACCCGCACAACGTCAACGAATACGACTTGAAGGGCTCTGGTTCCATTAACCAGATATCGTTTAACACGATCCTACTCAGTCGTGACAAGATGGCAGAGGACGAGTACGCACGGAACAGCACACAGGTGCAGGTCGTCAAGTGTCGTCGCACAGGTATCACAGGCTCCGCCGGGTGGTTGTACTATAACGGGCTCACTGGTCGCCTTGAGCGAGGCGAGAAGCCAGAAGTCCATGAAGCAAACACCATTGAGGAGTTTTGATGGGTGCTAAGAAAAGATTCGACAAGTCTCTATATGAGGCATACGACCAGAAGGCACGAGAGGCAACTACAGCCTATCTAAAGAAGCAGGGCATTGATGTCTGTGAGCACCCTAATCGGTACGCTCAAGACTTAATTGCTTTCGCACCTTTAGATGACTGCGAGTATAACGTCGAGTGCGAGGTCAAGATTGTCTGGGACGGTAAGGACTTCCCTTACGACTCTGTGCAGTTGCCACAGCGCAAGCAGAAGTTCTTTGATGGTAAGACCAAGTTCTTCATCTGGAACAAGAACCTTGACACTGCGGTGACATTCTGGGACACTGATATAGATGACTTGATTCCTGTCGAGGTACCGAACAAGTACATCGCCAAGGGTGAATACTTTTATCAGATTCCAATGGAGCGAGTGGAAATTGTCTCAGCTAGTATTTGACATAGAGACCAACGGTCTTAACCCATCTATCATCTGGTGCATTTGTGCCATCAAGGATGACAAGATGTACACACTTGAGATGCCCACCAAAGAAATGTGGTTGGAGCTTATGGACGGTGTGACAGAAGTGATCGGACATAACATCCTTCGTTATGACGTTCCAGTGGTTGAGCGTTTGTTAGATGTGGTGATTAACTGTAAGGTCACCGACACATTAGTTATGTCACGTTTGTACAATCCACAGTTGGAAGGCGGTCACTCGCTTGCCGCATGGGGCGAGAGACTCAATTTTCCAAAAGGAGACTATCATGATTGGACTGCACTTACGCCAGAAATGGTGGAGTATTGTCAGCAGGACGTTAGGGTTACTGAATGCCTGTACGAGAAACTCAAGCAAGAGCTTGCTCCGTTTGGAGATGATAGCGTTACTCTTGAGCACTCAGTACAGGGTGCAATTGTTCAGCAGATCACTAACGGATGGCTCTTAGATGAGCGCAAAGCAACAGACTTAGTTGCACAACTACAGGAGAAACAGAATGACCTTGAAGAAGCCGTACAGGAGAAATTTCGTCCGTTACCTACGTTCGTTAAAGAGATCGTACCTAAGTACAAAAAAGATGGCTCGCTTTCTGCAGTCGGTCTAAAGTTCTTAGGCGACCGATGGACGCAAGTCGACGGCACCTTTAGTCGTATTGACTGGCCTGAGTTCAACCTAGGCTCACGACAGCAAATCGGGAGGTATCTTAGGCTATTTGGTTGGAAGCCGGAGAAGTTTACGGAGACTGGTCAGGCTATTGTTGACGAGAAGACACTGGAGACTGTTACTGATATACCTGAGGCTCAACTTATTGCAGAGTATCTCATGGTTCAGAAGCGGATCGCACAAGTCCAGTCGTGGCTTGATGCAGTCGAGGATGACGGTCGAGTGCATGGGCAGGTCAACGCCTGTGGAGCAGTCACAGGACGAATGACACACAGTAAGCCTAATATGGCTCAGGTTCCCGCTGTCGGGGCTCCCTATGGTTACGAATGTCGTGCCTGTTGGGTTGTACCTGAAAGACACAAGCTCGTCGGTGTTGACGCTAGTGGGCTTGAGTTGCGGATGTTAGCTAGTTTTATGAACGACAAGGAGTACACGAATGAAATCCTCAACGGAGACATTCATACAACAAATCAAGTCAATGCAGGGTTGTCTACACGATCTCAAGCAAAGACATTTATATACGCCTTCCTATACGGAGCAGGAGACAGTAAAATCGGTTCTATTGTGGGCGGAAGTCAGAGAACTGGATCGCAACTTAGACAACGCTTTCTCGAAAATACTCCCGCACTTGCAGAGCTTAGAGAAAGAGTCTCCATTGCTTCTCAACGAGGCTACCTCAGAGGTCTGGATGGACGATGCCTACACATCAGAAGTGAACATAGTGCCTTAAACACTCTGCTCCAGTCTGCAGGGGCGGTCGTCATGAAGAAAGCACTACAGATCTTCACTGACTACGCACCGCAATGGAATCTGACGTACAAGCTCTTGGGGTCAATCCATGATGAATACCAGATCGAGGCGCCTGAGGATCAAGCTGACAAGGTTGGTTGGCTCATGGTTGAGTGCATCAAGGCGGCAGGTGTTGCCCTTGACCTCAAGTGTCCACTGGACGGTGAATATAAAGTTGGAAATAATTGGGCAGAGACCCATTAGTATGGTATAATATTATCATCTTAAGGAGAGTAGAATGGCACAACTTATTTTTACAATAGAAGACTTTGAAGAACGCTTATCAGAGCTTGCGATTGGTACTGAAGACGCACAGCAACTAATGGACTTTGTTCGTTTGCTAGATAAAAGTTACGAGTCACAATCTAAACGTTGTGATGTGGCCGCTATGATGCTTGGTCATCAAACGATTACAGAGGCACTGATGGATGAGTAAATCAATTCAAACGCTAGTAGACGATATCTACACACTGATGACCTCTAGAGATGTACCTAAGGGAGTCGATGTCGATGCAGAGATTGATCGCTTTGGTGAGGCCATGAAAGACCTTATGAAGAAAGAGTTCAAACCTGCGGCAGTCAAGGATACTCGTCGCTTACGTTTGAGTGCGATTGGTAAAGATGATCGTCAACTCTGGTACTCGTACAATCAGTATGAGCGTGAGGAACTCAAGCCACACACGTACATTAAGTTCATGTACGGACACATGATTGAAGAGCTTATTCTCTTCTTGACTCGTCTCTCTGGTCACACAGTAGAAGATGAACAGAAACTGTGTGAGGTAGAAGGTGTCAAGGGCTCTATGGATGCTCGGATTGATGGTCGACTGGTTGACGTTAAGTCAACATCTACATTCGGCTTCAAGAAGTTCAAGGACGCTACACTAGCCTACGATGATCCCTTTGGTTATGTTGCACAGTTGAAAGCCTATGCACATTCTGAAGGGGATACTAAGTACGGTTGGATTGCGATTGACAAGCAGAACGGACACCTATGCTACCTTGAGTATGATGAGGAAGACACACAGGCTCCAGTGCATTCGTCGATCAACTACGACATAGCAGAGCGTGTACGTCATGTAAAAAAGCTAGTAGAGCTACCGGAGCCGCCAGACTTCTGCAACTCGCCAGTAGCGGATGGCAAATCTGGAAACGAAAAGCTCGCTACGGGATGCTCATACTGCGACTTCAAACATCATTGCTACCCCAACTTAAGAGGATTTGCTTATTCTACTGGTATAAGGTTTTTAACCAAGGTAGAGAATGAACCGAATGTTCCTGAGATTACCTTGGAGAAGCCTAATGGCACAGAAGAAGGGTAAACCACCTAAGGGATACGATAGTTGGTTTGAGTATGAGTTACACAAAGGTGTGCTCAAGGACTGTAAGTACCACACTGGGACTGTCTCATACACACAAGAGAAATTGTATGAGCCAGACTTTGAAGTAGGAGACTTCCTGATTGAGGCCAAAGGCCGCTTCAGGGACTCTGAGGAGGCTAGGAAGTATGTCGACATTCGACGTAGCCTAATCCTTCAAGAGCTTGTGTTTGTGTTTTACCACCCAGACACACCAATGCCAAGAGCAAGGAGACGTAAAGATGGGACTAAATTCACGATGGCTGAATGGGCTGACAAGAATGGTTTTAGGTACTACACTGTCGAAACCATTACTGAACTTCTTAAGGAAGCGGAAGTATGCTAACATTTACCGACGTGTGTGACCGCTTGAAACAGCAAGATGAGATCAGTGTACTTGAGGTGCTTGAGATCACCTCAGAGGAACTGGTAGATCGTTTCAACGATAAGATTGAAGCTAAAATGGATTACTTTTTGGAAGACTTAGAAGATGAGCAGGAGGTTTGACGACTTGAGTGATTTAAACGAGATGGCTCGAAACTATCAGCTTGGTGGTGCTCACTATACAAACAAGGAGATCCAACCGTGGGATGCTATGGAATGTTGGATGTCAGAGGAGCAATTCAAGGGATTTATTTTAGGGAATGTTATCAAGTACATGGCACGGTTTCAGGAGAAAGGTGGTAAGTTAGACTTACAAAAAGCCAAACACTATCTAGACAAACTGATAGAATTGTGGTAAAATAGTAGGTTCGCTCTGGTGATTACCGGAGCAACCACAAAAGAACAATACTGGAGAAGTGAATGACTGACTACTTAGGGATAACGATTGACTATGAAAGAGACTCTCGCCTCAGTGAACAAGCAGTTACGCTTATGCGTGACTACTATATGCTCGACCATGAGAACTCCCCTCAGGAGGCTTTTGCTCGTGCTAGTGTGGCCTACTGTAGCGGTGACCTCAATTTTGCACAGCGGATATACGATTATGCGTCCAAAGGTTGGTTCATGTTTTCGAGCCCTGTCCTCAGCAATGCCCCAGAACCGAATGGAAAGATTAGTGGCTTGCCTATTAGTTGTTTCCTTACTTACGTGGGTGACAATCTTGATAGCCTTATTGAACATAATGGTGAAGTAGCATGGCTTTCCGTAAAGGGCGGCGGTGTGGGTGGTCACTGGGGGGACGTGAGAGGGATCAGCGACAAAGCACCCGGCCCGATCCCATTCATGAAAGTAGTGGACGCTCAGATGACAGCGTACAAGCAGGGGAAGACACGGAAGGGAAGCTATGCGGCATATCTCGACGTAAGTCATCCTGACATTGAGGAGTTCATCTCTTTTAAAGTAGCGACTGGTGGCGACATCAATCGTAAATGTTTTAATTTGTTTAACGCAGTGAACATCACTGATGATTTTATGGAGAGTGTGATTAATGATACCGAATGGAAACTTATCGACCCAAGCACAGGAACTGTTAGAGATACAGTCCAAGCTCGCAAGTTGTGGCAACGAATCCTTGAAGCTCGCTTCAGAACTGGCAGTCCTTACCTTAACTTTATCGACACAGCCAAAAGAAGCCTCCCAGAAGCTCAAAGAAAACTTGGATTATCAATTAACGGCAGTAACCTCTGCAATGAAATCCATCTCGCAACAAGTGAAGAACGTACAGCAGTCTGTTGCCTCTCCTCAGTCAACCTCGAAAAGTACGACGACTGGAAAACAAGCGGAATGGTTGGAGACCTTATCCGACTCTTGGACAACGTGCTTCAATTCTTTATTGACAACGCACCAGAAGAACTTGGAAAAGCTGTTTACTCAGCATACAGAGAACGTAGCGTCGGTTTGGGAGCAATGGGGTTCCACGGATACCTCCAAAGCAAAGGCATAGCTTGGGAATCATGGCAAGCGGCGAGTGAAAACTATGCAATCTTCAAAGACATCAAAGCCCAGTCTCTTGACGCCACCTACTCGCTCGCTGTGGAGCATGGTGAGTGTCCTGATGGAGTGGGTACTGGTGTTAGAAATATGCATCTCCTCGCTATTGCTCCTAATGCTAACAGCTCCATTTTATGTGGTTGTAGTGCTTCTATCGAACCACGTATTAGCAATTGCTATGTACATCGCACTAGGGCTGGTAGCCATACGGTACGCAATCCGTACTTGGAGGAAGTATTAGATGAGCATGGTAAGAACACGAAAGCGACATGGAAAAGCATTCTTGAGAATGAAGGCTCTGTACAGCACTTGGAGTGGTTATCGGATGACGAGAGGGCTGTATTTAAAACGGCGTTTGAACTGGATCAGAACTGGGTTGTGGAACACTCAGCAAAGCGACAGGAGTTTATCTGCCAAGGTCAGAGCGTCAACGTATTCTTTCCATCAGGCACGGACAAAGCTATCGTTAATCAAGTCCATCTCAAGGCTTGGAAAGAAGGACTTAAAGGCTTATACTACTTGCG